TTGCTCACCAATAAGTTCTTTAGAGTTGTTGGTTCAGCCATCAAAAGAAGTTTGGTAGAAGATGAACGTGCTGTACTCGGCATTGTGATTAATCAATACCGTATGAAGATTGGTGTAATGCACGGAGACCCTCGTACTACTCCTGGTGGAGAAGGTAAGAACTATGCCTTCTTTACTCGTTGTGAAGTACGTAGAGACGAGTGGATTGAAATTGGTCCTAGTGGTAACAAGACTCGTATTGGTCAGGTCATTAAAGTTCGCAGTTTAAAAAACAAGACAGCACCACCACAACGTGTTGCTTATTTTGATTTTTATTTTGCCCCAGGAGGAGATTGTGCTCCAGGAGAGTATGATTTCGCCAAGGAAATTGCAGCAATGTCAGTCCTTAATGAGATAGTAGAGCGTAAGGGTGCTTGGTATTACTACGGTGAACGTAAGTGGCAAGGCACAGACGCACTTATTGCAAGCATCCGAGAAGAAATTGAACTTAAAGAAGAGTTAGCAAAGAAGGTGGTTGAACTTGATTGATGAACCTAATTGGTACTTGTCTATGGACCAGTACTTAACAATTTTGGTAGATGTTGTAAAAGCATCTGATACTTATGTAACAGGTCAACATCTTCACGACAAAATGCATCCAGAAGATTTATCGGTAACAGTACAGTCCACTGCAGAAACAGTTGCACTAACAATTACCGCCATTGGTAAACACAAGTCACACATGCTTGAGGACCAATGAAGTCAGAAGGTCAGAAGCAATCACGCAAGCATGAGAATCGTTTAGCCAAAAAGGTTAATGGTTCTCGTACTGCTGCTTCTGGAGCCTTCTGGTCACGAAAGGGAGATGTACGTTCCGAGGACCTGCTGATTGAACATAAGTGGACTGGTAAAAAACAAGTCACTATTAAATCGGAAGTTCTAAAGAAGATTACAAAAGAAGCAATACTAGATAGCCGTATACCGATACTCGGCATCCATCTAGACGGGGAGAACTATGTTGTTCTCCTTGAAGACGATTACCTAGAAATGAGGGAGACTCTTTCAAAGGAATCGTAATACATGGATGAACCGTCGTACGCATGGCGATACAAGGCTAGGTGTAAAGGAGAGGACACCGACACTTTTTATCCACCACGTGATAAAGAACTATATACAACCATTGCAGATAGGGCTAAGACCTTTTGTTTTGGTGAAAATGGCAAGAACCCGTGTCCAGTAAGACAGCAATGTCTGTGGGATGCTGTAGAAAGGGATGAACCACATGGAATTTGGGGTGGGCTTTCACATCGTGAACGCAATGCTCAAATTCGTAAGTGGAAAAAATCTTATAAAAAGAAGATGACTCTAAAAGAGTTCATCCTACGATTGGATACGGAATGACTGATTTAAAGAAGTTCTTAGATGCTAAGAAGAGTGACCCTCGTCTTATTGGAGACATTGAACGATATTTGATGGCTAGACCATTAGAAAAACGTTCAACAACCGTGTTACACCCTTCAGAAATGATTAAGGCTGATTGGTGTCTAAGAGCCTCTTATTTTGCACTTATGGGTGCAGAAGTAAAGAAAGAAAAACCTAACCTACGTTTACAATCTATATTTGATGAAGGACACACAATCCATGCTAAATGGCAAAACTGGTTTAAAGAAATGGGTGTTCTATACGGCATGTGGTCTGATTCCACTGGTAGTAGTTGGGCTGTATCTAAGGACGTACATAAAAGCGTGGACTACAAAGAAGTCCCATTAGTCTACGAACCCCTGATGATTGCAGGTCATGCCGATGGTTGGATTAAAGGTATTGGAGAAGATTGTTTAATTGAAATTAAGTCAATTGGTTCAGGAACTTTAAGGTTTGAAGCCCCAGAGTTATTAGCAAAAGCAGATGGAGATTTAACAAAAGCCTGGAGAAGTATTCGTCGCCCATTCAGAAGTCATTTACTGCAAGGTCAAATGTACTTAGAATTGGCAAACCGTATTTTTGGCGAAGATGCCCCAAAAGAAATTGTATTTTTATATGAACTAAAGGCTGACCAAGACTATAGGGAATTTACTATAAAGGCTGATTATGAGTTTGTAGAGCCACTATTTAATAAGGCTCAAATTGTTGTAGATGCAGTTAAAGCAAATAACCCTATTGAATGTAGCAATAACGGTGCATTAGGATGTAAACAATGTCAACAGTTTGGAGATATAAGTGCATAAGTTTGGAGAAGCCTCACAGAAAGCAGTTGATGAATTGACTAAACAAGGGTTTTTTCATGCAGCAAAACAAGACGAATTTCCAGTCATGCCAAAAGAACTTACTGACCTTGATACAGAAGAACTAAGCCATTTGTTTAGTAGTTTAACTGCATGGTCTAACTACATAGCCACTCAATTATCTGCAGCACAAGTAGATGAACGATACGCAGAAAAAGCCATTGACTCTGCATCTGCACGACTTATGGTTACTCGTATGGGTCAAAAAACAACTGGGGAACGTATTACTGCAATCAAAGCCGAAGTTGCAATTGACCCTAAAATTTTAGGGTTGTCTGAAAAATTAGAGGAGTCTTACGCTTACCGTAAAATGGTTGAAGTTATGTTTTACAACTTAGAACGAGACACCGCATTGGTCTCCCGTGAGATAACTCGTCGTTCGTCTGATTTCCGTGCAATACGAAAGGATAAATTCTCGTCATGATTATTGGTTTATCAGGATATGCACAGTCAGGTAAAGATACCGTTGCAGAACGTTTAGTAACAGAACATGGGTTTGAACGCATTGCATTTGCTGACCCCATTAGAAAAATGGTTTACGCAATGAATCCAAAAATTAATGGTAATCCTTTAGATGAGTTAGTTGATGAATATGGATGGGACATTGCTAAACAAAACCCTGAAGTTCGTCAAATGCTTCAACAACTTGGTTATTCTGCTCGTGTTTATTTAGGAGAAGATATTTGGGTTTCTACTGCACTTCGTAAAATGTCTGACAAATCTAAAAGATATGTGATTACAGATGTTAGATTTTTAAATGAAGCGGGAACAATAAAAGTTTTAAAAGGAAAAATATGGCGTGTAGAACGCCCAGAAATACAGGCTGCAAATCAACATGTTTCTGAATGGGAAATGAACGCATACAACTTTGATGAAACACTTGGTAATGATGGAACAGTCGAAGAACTAAACTTTTTAGTAGATAGCCTTGTCAACAAAAACGTTTGATGGTGGCCTTACACGTAAAGAAGACGTGTACATAGGTATAGACCAATCACTAACTGGATTTGGGTTGACCGCTCTATCTGAAGATAACCCACTTGAGTTTTACACTTGGGTTTATAAGTCGCCTTATTTTGGAATTGAACGGTTAGTAGATATTAAAGAGTGGATTGGCGACACTCTTGATTACGTTCAAGAACTTGGTGCAGAAATACTTGATGTTGCTATAGAAGGTAGCGTTCTTCAATCTCCTGCTGCTTTAAAACTAGGAGAGTTAGCAGCAATAGTTAAATTAGAACTGTATGAAAGAGACAAAATATTTCCTTTACAGGTGTCTCCAATGACCTTAAAGAAGTTTGCTGCAGGTAAGGGCAACGCTAAAAAACAAGAGATGTTGATGCAAATGTACAAACGTTGGAACGTAGAGTTTACAGATGACAATGCTGCTGATTCCTACGCCTTAGCCAGGTTAGTCTCAGGTAATGGGATAGGAGCCATAGAAAAGGCTGTTATTACTCAAATGTCTGACCCCAAATATAGAGATGAGCCACGTTTAGCCTGACGGTTTATGTATTTGAGCCTACCTTTAGAGAGCGAGGGCACCACTAATACTAACTAAAGGAACACAAAACCGTGACTGATATTAATAAAGAAGGTTCTTCTACAGAAGAACAGTTTTTAAGAGTAAGTGCGGGAAGCAACCCACAAAGCGTTGCATCTGCAATTGCTCATGCTCTATATGAAAAACATGAGGTAAAGGTTCGTGCAGTAGGTGCTGGAGCGGTTAATCAAGCCGTAAAAGCAATGGCAATTGCTAGAGGGTACGTAGCCCCAAGAGGTATGGACCTTACTTGTAAGCCAGGATTTACTACAATTGAAAGCCGTGACGGAGAAATTTCTGCCATAGTTTTTAGCATTCAAACAACCTAAAAAAGGGTATCCTTCTTTTAGGGCATACTAAGGAGTTGAAATGTCAGATTATAGAGATATGGGACACGCTATGCGTCGTCGTGTAGGTGCAGCAAGTAATTCAATGGCTGCTTCAGGTAAGAGTGCAAATGTTGCTGTGCCAGATTTGGTAGCACAACACGTT